CGGTTGAAGAAAGAACTGAATATTTTCGGGAGCAGACCCGCACACAAATGGATGCCGTGGACCAAAACTTGATGAGGGAGCAAGATTCCTCAATGCCTATTCACAAACCGGATAGGCGAAGTCGTGTAACTTTTGGTGGCAAAGATTAGCCACCTAATTTTAGGAGCTAAGATATGGCAAACGTAAATGTTGGGTTTGGTTTAAAACCAATCAGCATGCTCGGTGGCGCACCCGCTACTCAGGGCACTAACTCATATCACATTGCCAGTAATGCTTCTGCGATTTTTCAAGGTTCTCCAGTTATTGCAACAAACAGTGGCACAATTGCCGTGTCAAGTTCTGCTTCTGGTGACACGTTGAAATTCGTAGGTGTATTTGCAGGATGTGAATATGTATCATCATCAACAGGCAAAAAAGTCTTTTCAAATTTTTGGCCTGGATCAGGGGCAGACACAAACTTCGATATTCTCGGGTTTGTTCATGACAATCCTTTCCAGCGTTTTGTAGTTTGTTCAGACGCCTCACTCACTGATAAAGCGACAGCAATCACTACTATCTTTGAGGGTGCCGAATTTTCTGCTGAATCTAATAAAGGTGCAGCAGATGGAAGCACAACCACTGGCTTGTCAGCCGCACAACTGGATGTATCAACTGTAGATGCTTCAGATTTATCTCATCCTCTAAAGATTGTTGGTATTCTTGACGATCCAGATAATGAAGATTTTACTGCTGCTGGTATTCCTTTGATTGTGGTAATTAACAACCATGCGCTTCTAGCAGGTTCTGCTGAAGCAGTAGTAAGTTAAGGGAGAACTAGATTATGGCTATTTCTAGAGCACAACTCGCCAAAGAATTAGAGCCCGGTTTAAATGCTCTCTTTGGCTTAGAATACAACCGCTATGAAGGTCAGCATGCTGAAATCTTCGATACAGAAGCATCAGATCGTGCTTTTGAAGAAGAGGTAATGCTATCAGGTTTCGGTGCGGCCCCAGTGAAAAGTGAAGGTTCAGGTGTATCATTTGATGATGCGCAGGAAGCATACACTGCTCGTTATAATCACGAGACAGTTGCTATGGCCTTTTCGATTACTGAGGAAGCTGTCGAAGACAACTTGTATGATCGTCTGGCATCACGCTATACTCGTGCACTTGCACGCTCTATGGCACACTCAAAACAGGTTAAGGCTGCTTCAATATTGAACAATGCTTTCACTGCTGGGGCTTTTGCTGGTGGTGACGGTGTTGCTTTATGTGATGCATCTCACCCTTTGACAACTGGTGGTACGTTTAACAACGAGCCGTCAACTGCTGCCGACTTGAATGAAACTTCTCTTGAAGATGCTTTAATCAGTATCTCTGGATTTGTTGATGAGCGAGGACTTATTATTGCATTACGCGGTATGAAGTTAATCGTTCCCCGTCAGCTTCAGTTTGTTGCAGAGCGGTTGCTTGTTTCTAACCTTCGTGTTGGAACTTCAGACAATGATGTGAACGCACTAAAGTCTATGGGTATGTTACCAGACGGCTATGTCGTTAACGACTACCTAACAGACACGGATGCGTTTTTCTTAAAAACAGATGCTCCAAACGGCTTCAAGCATTTTGAGCGTCTAGCATTGTCTACTAACATGGATCCTGATTTCGACACAGGAAACATGAGGTTCAAGGCTCGTGAGCGTTACAGCTTCGGATTCTCTGATCCAAGATGTGTGTTCGGTTCACCGGGCGCATAAAAAAACATCTCTCCTGTAGATGTAACGGCAAGGTCTAGGTATTAACTAACCTTGCCGTTTTTTATTTTTTCAGTTATGGTATAGTTGTGGCTGAGAGAAAGTTAGGGGATTAGTCGGATGACTCCTCCTACAAACCCCTCTCACCACATAATAACCCTTGACAGCATTTTGCTGACATTAGCCAAGACAAGGAGATTACCATGGCTTCATCAACTTTCTCTGGTCCTATTAAGGCCGGAACTATCAAGAACACCACGGGCACAGACCTTGGAACCAATATTGCAAATGTTGGACAAGTCGTAATGGCTCAAACTTTTTCAGCAGACCTTTCTGGTGGCGCACTTGCCGCTCAAGTAACAGATGTTGTTATTCCTGCAAACTCACAAATTATTGACTGCGTAATTGATGTTATCACCGCAGCAAGTGGTGCAACTAACCTCAGTGTTGGTGACACAGTGGGTGGTGCAGCAACGATTCTAAATACTTTTGCCAGTGGAACAACCGCAGGCCGCAAGTACCCTACAACTGAAGCAGGTGGTGCTCTTTCTTGGCAAGATACTGGAACAGCGGATATTCGTTTGACTGTTACAGCCTCTGCCGCAACAAGTGCAGGACTGGTTCGCTTTACAATTTTGTATCAGCAAAATAATAACCTAGCTTAATAGGAGGCTACGATGGCTAGTTCAATTATTGCGAAGACAATTACTGGCACAGGTACGTTTAATGGCGGTAGAACTAGGTTAAAATCCTTTGTTGTGAGAAGCGCAGGCAGTGGTTCCCCTGCCGCAGTTTTTAGAAACGGCAGTGGTTCAGGAGCAACACTTTTGACCATGACTTTTTTAGCTTCAGACGATACTCAGGTTAGTATTCCTGACCATGGCATCGTCTTTCCAGACGGTTGTCATGTGACACTTACTGCAATAGACTCTATGACAGGGTTTTTTGGGTAGCGTTATGGCTCGGAAGCGAGATAAGCAACCGCCAAAAACAAAAAAATATTTCCGCTCCACCAAGTCTGGGGCGGGAATGACCAAGGCCGGGGTAGCTAAATACAGAAGAGACAACCCTGGTAGTAAACTCAAAACGGCCGTTACTGGTAAAGTAAAGAAGGGAAGTAAGGACGCTAAAAGACGCAAGTCTTTCTGCGCTCGTTCTGCTGGGCAAATGAAAAAGTTTCCTAAAGCAGCTAAAGATCCAAACAGCCGATTAAGGCAAGCTAGAAGAAGATGGAAGTGTTAATGACTGAGAAGGTAGAGGTAACTTTAGCTAGATTAGAAGAGAGGCTTACGCAGCTTCAAGATGAAGTGCGTCATGTTCATGAAGAGGTTTCTGAATTAAAGGCTCAAGCCAATAGATGGAAGGGTGCTTTCTGGGTAATGCTTGCCATGGGCGGTATCGTTGGTTCTATAGCTCATCTGGTAGTGGGATGGATTAGATAATGCTTATCAGAAGATCGAGTATACCAAAACAAATTAACAATCCTCCTAATAAGAAAAAGAAGAAAAGGAGAAAGTAGTTGTCTCATTATACAAAGCCTTTAAAGAAAGTTATAAAAGGTTTGAAAAAAGCATCTAAGCTTCATTCAAAACAAGCAAAGACTCTTTCAAAAATAGAAAGAGATCAACGAACTCGATACAAAAAAAAGAAGATAAAAGGCAGTAAGAGAGGCAAATAAAATGGCAGCAACTAGTAGACTGGTTTATTTTAAAAAAGGGGGTAAGGCTAGTGCAAAGAGCAAGGGATCAAAGATATGCCCAGAGGGTAAGGCGTGGGCTAAACGCACCTTTGACACATACCCGTCAGCGTATGCAAACTTGGCCGCATCAAAATACTGCAAAGACCCAAACTACGCAAAGAAGTCAAAAGGTGGCAAGCGAAAGGGCAGATAATGGGGGAGCTTAAAAAATGGTTAGACCAAGATTGGGTGAGGATTGGAACTGATGGCTCTATCAAAGGTTCGTGTGGAACTTCAAAAAATAAAAAGAGGCCTGACCGTTGTTTACCAAGAGCAAAAGCAAATAGTCTTAGTAAGGCTGAACGAGCTAAGACTGCTCGTAAAAAGAAACGTGAGGGCGGGAAAGGCAAAACTGTTGTCTCTAATACAAAAAAAGCAAAAGTAAGCACTAGAAACTCAGGTGGGTTAGAGACAAAACCAAAAAGACCCTTTAATGGTAGGTTAGATTCAGGGTCTGTTGTAGCTAGAGGCTGTGGTGCAGTTATGGAGAATAGAAGAAAAGTAACAACGGGGGCTGTTGGGTCTTAGGAGATTTTAATGGTCGATCCGATCAGTGCAATGGCGTTGGCCTCCGGTGCTTTTGCCACTTTAAAAAAAGGTGTGAGCATAGGCCGTGATGTGCATTCAATGGGCAAAAGTTTGTCTACTTGGATGTCAGCAGTATCTGATATTGATCGCGCTCACCATGAGGCTAAGAACCCTCCATTATTCAAGAAAATATTTAATGCTAAGAGTGTAGAGCAAGAAGCTGTAGAGTTATTTACTCAAAAAAAACAGCTTGAGAATCAAAGAGATGAACTTCGTAAATTAATTTCTGCTATGTGTGGCCCAAGCGCATGGCAAGAATTACTTCGTATGGAAGCAGACATACGAAAGCAAAGGAAAGAAACACTATATGCACAAAGAGAGGCTAGAAGGCACCTTGTAGAAGCTGTTAGTATTGGTTTTTTAGTGATTACAGTTGTTGGTTTTTTTATTTTTGTATTCTGGTTATTTGCTAATAGGGGTAGCTTCTAAATTATTGTTGTGATACGGTTAAACAAACACAGGAGATTTTTATGACTAAATTAAAACCAGTACCAGCAGACAACAAGGGTCTACCTAATCTTCCCAAGAATGTGAGAAACAATATGGGTTACATGAGAAAAGGTGGCGCAGTTAAGAAAAATTCTGGTGGGGTTTATATGAGTCCTAGAAAAAGAATGGCTGGAGCGTAAAGGAGAAACCAAATGGTGATGAAAAAGAAAAAAGGCATGGCTAATGGCGGTGCGATGAAAAAGAAAAAAGGCATGGCTCGAGGCGGTGCGATGAAGAAAGCAAGAGGCGGGGCAGCAAGAAGACGCTAGTTCCTTAAATGCCTTATTTGCAAAGCAACATCCCGTATTTTAAATGCTGGGTGAGAAGAGAATATACGCATAATCACTCTAATTATCATGGTGATTTTATACATGCTATGGCAATTGCTGTTACAACTATTCCTGACAGATGTTTAAGTTTTCAATTAATCTTCACAGGTTATGAAGCTGATGATGGAGAAACTGAAAACATTCATGGAGGGGCTATGTGGGCGAGAATGCCAATTACAGCACTTGTTGCAGACGTTCCTTTAGAAGAATGGCCTGAACAAATGCCGACACATTTAGCACAACCCTGGGATTGTAGCTCTCATTTTCACTCTGTTTATTGTCTTGATAGAGTTAGCTCTAGTCCTTGGTTGTGTAAGATAGATGGTGAGTTTTATACTGGAAAGTATATCTTCACTGTTGATTACACCGAAAATGAAATAGCAGACGACCCTGCACAACACAAACAAAGTCACTTATTACAACTAACAGATGCTGGTAAATGGACAGGAAATATCGTAGCCTTACCTAACAATAGGGTCAGAGCAACGAGCCCTGCTCTTTGGGAGACTGGTGAAGGTGCTCCTGATTTTAGACCAAGTCAATGGACACACAGTGCTGAAAGTGATAGTAGTTATATGGACCCAGATATTACGTTTAACAATTTATATTCGGAAGAGTAATCATGGCTACATCAGGATCTAGAGACTTTGACTTAGACGTTGCAGATATTATCGAGGAAGCCTACGAGCGTTGTGGTTTAGAATTACGAACTGGATATGATGCTAAAACTGCTAGAAGGTCACTGAATCTTATGTTCGCAGAATGGGCGAACAGAGGAATTAATCTTTGGACTGTTAAACAAGACACACAATCTTTAACCGCTGGAACTGCTACCTACGCCTTCAACGCCACTTTTACTGATTTATTAGAG